CGCCAGATGTTTCTACACCCTTGGTTTCTTTTTCTTGCTCTTCTTCAATTGTAGGGGTAGGTTCTTCTTGGGGTGCTTCTGCTTCTACTTTTGCTTCAGGCTCTTGTGGCTCTTCTGCTTTAGTTTCCACTTCTGCTTCGGGGGCTTCTGCTTCTGCGGCTTCTTGCCCTTCGATTTCAAATTCCACCTTTTCTTGTTCAGGGGGTGAGCCTGGTTCGATGGTAGACCATTCAGTCTCTGCCATAGTATTTTCTCCTGTTTAACGTCTGCGGCGAATTAGACGAGTAACGCCGATGTATATTATTATATAGTATGATTGTTTAATTCACAAGAGTCCCTGTGAATTTTTTTTAATTGCTTAGATTAAACGTAGGGTCTAAGTCTTTAGCATCTTCAACTACCATTTTGATGTCATCATCAAATAATAGCAAAAGATTTATGCCCTTGTAAAAGAATTTGTTTCCTGTATGTTTTCCGTAACACACAAAGTCACCTTCTTTGCACCAAGGACCATTGGCAAACTTTTCGTCTTTATAAGCTAGGTCGCCAACTTTTAGAACACGCCCAACTGTTGTAAGGTAAGCCATGTCCGATTTGGTTGAGTCAGGCAAAAGGATACCACCCTTAGTTGCTGACTTAACTGATACTGGACGAACAAGGATATGGTATCCAGGGATTCCTGGAAGCGGATTAGGGTCTGCAATATCCTCGTCTGTAATCCATTCATCATTTTTCAAAGCATTAGATGCAACTTGCATATTTACTCCTCTTCGATATATTTATTCAGATAATCTTTAATAAGACCTACGGCCTTTTCTAAACCAGCAATTGTTCCCACTGATTCACAGTATCTAGAATAATCCGAAGCGGCTCCATACGCAAGGGAATTTTTTATAGATTCGATTTCTTTTTGTATATCTTTTACTAACTCTTCGTATAACACTACTCAATGCCTTGTTGCTTAATTACATCTTGTAATAGTTTAGCAGAAAGTTTTGCTTCTTCCAAGTCATTATTTTCTTGTGCCTTCAAAAGGTCAGCCAAAACATCCATAGCTTTTAGAACACGCTTAGAGTTTCTGTCTTCTTCTTTTTGATAAGCTTTCATTTGTTCAGACATTCCTTGACTTTGTGCATCGAGAACAATCTTCTGCTCTTTTAAGTCAAGGTCACGTTGTTTAAGAGCCGAATCTGCTTGAGACTTAGCAATTTGTGCAGCAGTTTTATTTTGTTCAACCTGAAGTTTTTGAGCCTCAAGCTGTACCATTTGCTGTTCGGGAGTTTGAGGACCACCCTGTGACAGCATTTGATTTGTTTCTGCAATCTGTTGAGCAGCAATTGCTTGGGCAAATGCTTCTGGGTCAGCCATTTCTGCCAGCTGTGCAGCAGCCTGTGGATTTTCAATAGCTTTGTCCATTAAGCCTTTTACTTGCTCTTGATACTTCATAAGCATGTGTTCAGAAATATTGGCTTGTAATGCGGCTCCAATCTGTGCCATAAATGGATTACCTTGGTTTCCAGGGTCTTGCAAGAATGACATTTTAAATTGTACATGCGCATCGTGGTTTTGACCAGGAAAAGCTTTAATTGGTTTATTCTCCATAACCTGCATAATATCTGACATCGGGTCAAGGGGAACTGCGTCCCTCTTTAATGGCATAAGTTTATCTACATCAGGAACATTGGCTGTGGTTAAAAGCATTCTGTTGATTGCTTCCATATCAAACATTCCTGGGTCTGACTGCTGTGCAATCTGCTGTACCATTTGAATAAGCATCATGCGCTGTGCATTAGAAGGAATGTTCGGGTCGGATACTGGAATAATATCTACACGACCATCAAAGTCTAACTTAAATACTTTTTCACTTATTCCTGGGAGGTCATACGGATACTCACTAGGCAATGACTCGTGGTTAACACGTGCCAATACCTTGAACTCATCACCCTGCGCTTTGTGCAGTCTCTTGTGAATAGCAGAGAAGAACTTACTTGAAGCCTCAAGCAATGCCATCGTTGTACCAACTGGACCATAGCCACCACTATCTGAAATAACCTGCTCTGTGCTGTCAGCAAACTTCTGACCAGAAGCAGTTACAAAGTTCAGCATGTTGAACAAAGTCTGTGAAGGTTCTTTAAATGGCAGAGGGATAATAGACTTAGACAAGTCCATACCTGTAGCCTCTACCTCCTTAAACTCACCTGGCGCAATCGGGTCATTATCCCCGACCATCCTAACTCCTTTAGCCTTAAAGCCCCCTGGTAGATTAGCGAACTGACCAGCATCAAGAAGGCTACGCATTGCAGCAGTAGCAGACATAGTAAGGTTGCCAAGAAAATGAATAAGACCCAGCCCATAAAAACCGAAACCAGGAACATATCGGTAATGTGTGAAGTGCATCTTTTTAACATACTTGTCATCTCCTTCTGACCAGTTACGGCGAATCGAAAGAACCTGACCTGACTGTTGCTCTACAGTTACAATGTATGGGCAAGCAGTCTTGCCTTTGTGCATCTTATCTTCTTCAAGTTCTAGATAGCAGTGCTGTTCCAGCAACACATACTGTGGGTCGTTGTCCCCTGCGGGTGACAGCCCAAGAACCGTGTCCATTTTCTCTGCCATGCCTGACAAGCTAGGAACACCTGCATCAGGAAGTTCTATATCGGCATACATGCCTGCTTCTATTTGGCGAGATAAATCGACAGGGCTACGGTATATAACGTGAGTATAACGGTCTGCTCTACGAAGGTCAGTCGCATAGTAAGAAACATAAAACTGGTCAATAGGCACAAACTCGCTAACAGGACGGTCAAGACTGGAATCATAATAAATCTTCTTAACTGCAGAACCAATCAGAGGTAGATGAAACAACATACGCTCAAACTCATCGAAGTATTCAGGCATCTGTGTAGTCACCTGATAGTTCATAAAGTTTTGTACACGATTGGCTTGCTGTTGCCTTTCAAGTGTAGCATCGCCAAGCACCTGTGCTTTGACTGGTCCTTTGGCTGGGAATAGTTCTTGTGAAGCCTTAGACTGAAACTTAACTGCTGATTCAATCAACAGAGGATGAACAGCAGTAGCTGCTCCCTCAAATGGTTCGGTTGTATCTTCTAGCTTCAGACCAAGCAGGTCAAAGCCACGCTCAAACATTGATTCCCATTCTGCACGAGAATCTTTGTCTGCTTCAAACTTGTCAATAACTGTGTTGCCAATCTCTTCAAGCATATCTTCATCCAAGATGTCTACAAGGTTTTCGTAGAATCCTGCATTCATATTTACTTCTACTTCGATTGACTCTGCTGAACCTTCAAGGTCTACAGTAATCTCGCCCGTCTCTGGGTCTACCTCAAAGGTAGCCTCTGTTTCAGAAGGCTGCTGCATTTCCATGCGGATAACATTTTCACCCTCTGGGCGTTGCTCATAAGGATTTCGCTCTGTTGCCATTTATATACCTATCAAAATAATTGTGGTTGCTAGTGTCAGTAGAACTAACAATGTTTTGGTTCTCCCGTCCATAGGGCATATTATACCATTAAGTTCTCCAGTATCCAACCCTCTTTGTACGTCTTGGATTGTAATCATCTTCCCAGCTGGGGTCTTCATTGTGTGACACATGCCAGCTATCTCGCATATAATGGATAGCCATAGTCATTGCATCTACTTGGTCATCGTGTGCGCCATTGGGGAATGCTAGGCACTCGTCGTATAAATCCTTTGCCCACTCCTTGCCCTTCGGGATGTAGACACGACCCGACTCCATAAGAGGCGTAGCGGCATAGACACGTGAAACTTTGTCCCTATCAGGAAGGTAGTCCAGAACAGGTAGTCCAGCGAGGCGCATATCCTGAAGCAGCGATTGACCAGAAGCCTTCTTTTCAATGATACACACATCTGGCCTGTGTTTTTGGTAAAGATGTTGCGCCGTTCTGCGTAGGTCAGGATATTCGAAGCGCTCTTTAACATTCCCAAGAAGGATGAGGTTGGGTACGACATATTCACCTCCATACTCATCTTGCTCGACTTGGTGAAAGATGCCCCAGGTTTGGATGACACTATAGTCTGCCGTTTTCTTAGTAGAGAATGCCGTGTCATACGTTTGAATGATAAACTCGCAGTGCGGCGGGTCTTCGTACTCCCACCACTGAAACCAATTCTTTTTGATAATCCCACCTTCGTCTGGCGATGGGTTCTGCATGTATAGCGCATCCCAGTATCTACTCCCGTTACTTGCTCGTATTTCTTGTTCGTCCAACTGCAATACCGAATCTGGTTTCCACTCTGGGAAATAAGAAGAACCCTCTGGTAATCCTAGCAGTTCGGCTGCAGTTTCGTCTAGCCATGCAGGAATACTAATTACTTCCCACGGCTCTGTGCTAAACTCTGACTCCTGCTTGAGCAACCAGCCACACAGGTCATCAAAGTGATAGCGTGTGTTAATAATAATAATGCTGCCATTCGGCATCAAGCGGGTACGCAGACCAGAAGGCCACCACTCTTTGATATATCTGCGGCCTGAATCACTGAAGCTGTCTTCTTCTGACATAACGTCATCCAGCAGAGCCAGATGCGCACCACGACCAGCAATCTGTGACCGTACACCCGCAGCATAATACGAGCCATTGTGGTTTGTCTTCCACTTACCAGCCGCCTTAACGTCTGACCGCAGAGACACACCCTTGAACACACGCTGGAAGTCCTCTGTGTTTACAATATCCCTGACGCTACGGCCAAAGTCACTGGCAAGCTGGTCACTGTGTGACACAGACATAATCTCGTGGTTGGGTTCACGGCCAATATACCATGCAGGAAATATCTTACTAGTAATAAGCGACTTACTTGAGCGTGGTGGCAGGAAGACCATAAGTCTTTTTATCTCACCATCGGCTACCTTCTGCAATCTGTCACACAATAACTCGATATGCCTACCCATCTTGAAGTCAGTTACTAGGGTCGGAGCTACTCTGCGTACAAATGTAAGCAAATCTTCTTTTGATTTTTCTTGAATATATTTATCTAGTGCTTTATCTAGTGCCTGATGGTCTAAATAACCACCAGACTCCACTACATCTTGTATTTCTTCTAATTCCATATTGCTTTTCTGCAGTCAGTGTTGCATATTTGCACTATTGCAAACTGTTTGAATCCATGCTATACTATCTTTACTTTAAAGTTCGGAGGTAAATATATAGTAGCCACAAAGAACAGTCTATATAGATTTATGTATGCCCCCGATAAGTAACTCTGGACAACTACAGCTATTATACTTCGGACACAACTACTACACAAGTAAAACATCTTACCACAATACAACTGCCAACTCCAGAAGCCCCCGCTTGTAGGGGGTTTTTTTGTGCAATAAGCTACTATGAAGTACCTTGGTATTTTTTTCTACTACTAGACACACATTATATTGTGTTTTATTTCCTAGATTTAGGGGGTAGGGGGTGTAATATAGAAGCCATCCTGGCAGATTCTGGCAAGCCCTATGAAGTTTCCTAGTAAAAATAGTCGTTATATATCAGGGGTATATTATATATATACATGCACGGCAGTTTTTTGGGGGTGGGTTGCGGCAAGGCTTGGCAGGATTTGGGCAGATTTGGCAAAAGGATTCTTTTTAGAATAGGACAACCATGCTGACCTATTATCAATGTGATAAATGCCTAGATTTTCGGTCATTCTTTCTTGATTATGCGACAAATGGGGCATGGCAAAACTTGGCAAGATACCCCCTACCCCCTTGATATTATTGGCAAATCTTGGCTATGTTCTACATATGTTCTCACTCGCTGGCTTCATGCTGTCTTTATATATACAAAAAAAAATTATGATGGCTGGCATGATGCAAACCATGAATGGCAGAAATCAGCCAATCTTAAAAAAATTTACCTGCTAACCCATTGAAAACATTACACAACCAAAAATAATTCAAAAAAAATGCAAAAATCGCTTGCAATAAAAATCTAGGCATGCTCATATAGTCATAACGAAACGGCAACCGCAAAACGCAACCGCCGAATCGCTAGGGAATAACCCGCCATGTTATAGGTGCTATAACCCCATGATAAGGCTTAAGCCTTTAGGAAAGCGCAAAGCCTAAAACAAGCGGCAAAAACCCGATAAGACTAAGGCAAGCCAATGGCCTAAAGACTGGCAAAAACTAGGGATTGACAAGCGCCCGCAATTTTGCAAAGCTAGTCGCAACATAACCCGCCAAGCGTGTAAACGCTGGCAATGAAAGAGAGGCTTGCAATGGCAAGGCTAGGAAAACGAGAGCGTGCCGAAAAGCGTGCGAGAATTGCCCGAATTATTAGGGCAGAACATTCGATGGGTCATAATGTGTCAGCGCATACCCATATCTATGAAGGCCGCAATGGGTCTAGAGCTATGCCAAGTTTCGGCAATAGCAGGTTTGAAAATCCAATGCACACTTGCCAGCGTGCCTATAGGGATTTTGAATCTGGCCTAACGAAACAAAAAAGTTTCGGATAAGGCAAAAAAAGATTTGACAAGCTAAAACCTGCCGTGTTAGGTTAAGGCAAGCTAGGAAATGCCCTAGCGAAAAACAGAAAGTTTGGTGGCCGCAATGGGTGGCAGTAAATCCAAACCATAGAAAGGATACGCCATGAGTGTGGATAACATTCTGGCAGTGTATCGGCAAGCTACGCCCGATGAAAAGCGTGATGGTGTTGTCTGGTATGCTGAAGCGTTGGCCTCTTGTATGAATATATCTAATGATACAAGTGTGCCTTTGCATATTGTAGTAGGCGTTTGTGCCGCTCTATCTCCAAACAATAAGTGGGATAGAAATGTTCAAAATGCCCGTGATTTGATTGTCGCCTTTATCAATGGTGACTATATAGACAGCGTGAAGGTGTCAACCTATCATGCGATGAAGCGCAAAGCGTGGGGAATTTTAGAAGCCATGCCCGACCATGATGGGGTAATTGCGCTTCTCAATGGTCAAAAAATTGTGTCATTTTATCGCAACATTATGGGCGATGATACTTGCACAATAGATGGTCATGCCCGCAATATATACTATGCCAAGCGTGAAGGCTTAACTTCCGACAAAAGCAATGTCGGCAAGCGTGAATATGCCGAAATCCAAGCGGCCTATGTCAAAGCTGGTAAAAAAGTGCGGCTCAATGGTCGGCCTCTCAAAGCCTTTGAGATGCAAGCCATTACATGGGTAGCATGGCGGCGCATACACAATATCAAATAGAAAGTGTAACAAAAATGCAACAGTTTATCGGAATATGGCAGATGCTGTCAGGCGTAGCCTGTGGCATTATTGCAACAGTAATGATTATTCACAATGTCAATGGTGATATTGTGTATCATATGTTAGCCGCATGGCTGACTATATCTGGTATAGCCTTATCATGTGTCGGGCTATATCTAGTTTCTAAATAGACACAAACTGAAAGTGAGTATAAAATGCGTATCAAATCTTTGAATGATAACACACAAGGCTTCCGCTTCAATATCGCTGGGGTGCAAGGTCTGTATCGCAAGCGTCAAGTTATCCGCCGCTATGGTGTGAAGCGTGGCGACAGCATGACTGCCCTGCACTTAGGCAAGCGCAGCCTGTATATTGAGGGCGGTATGTATCGCCGTGCCTTGCACAATCTGGCTGGCTAATCAGCTATTGACAATCACCTAGCCATGTGATAAAACTGGCTACATAAATTGAAAGTGAGTATAAAATGTCTAATATCTATTATGTAAAAAATGTATCTGAAGAATACGGCGGCACGCCTGCCTATGCCGTGGTTCATACGCATGAAGGCGTGGTGTCTGTCTGGGATAGCCCCACCTTTGCCGATGCAATAGCTGAAGATTTAGAAATGGAGGCGGCTTATGGACATAGCGTCTAATATAAAGCTACGCTTAGATGACCAATACACTTTCTCAATCTCGCAAGAGGTAGACAGAAAAGGCTTCGCAGAAGTAGCACTGCTCTACAAGCGTGATGGCGTGGACAAAGGCTTCGTAAATTGTGGCGAGTGGGCGGCGAACTGGGTTCTCGAAGAAGGTGTAGACCCGACAGATGCAGATGATGTTGTGCGTTTCGTAGATGCACACGATGTTCTCGAATTGTTGCACTTCGCTAAAGAGTATGTTTACATAAAGGATAACCGATAATGAATAAGATATTTTCAGTTTGGGTAGGCGGAGCAGAAGCAAACGACTACTACCTGACAAGAGACGAAGCCATGATGCTTGCAGATGAATATGTTGATGACGGATATGACGATGTTTATATCGCAGAAATGAACATTGATGCAGACAATGTTGTGCAATTTGTAAAGGCTGATTGAAATGTATCACCATGACGAAGACGATGTGCATGATGTGTTTGATGCACTGATAAAATTGACAGACTATGACAGCTTCGCTGAAAAAGATTTGGAAGTGTATTACGGCGATGACTATGAGCAGCATGTAACCGATGCGATGGTCACAGAATTATCAGACCAAACAGGTCTGGCGGTGTGGTATGTTCGCAACATACTGATAGACGATATACCCGAAGTGCGTGCAATGCGTGGCAAGTGGTGTCACCAAACGCCCTATGGCATGAAGGAGTTTGCCGATGTCTAGTAGTTTTATTGACGACATTGAGTGGAAAAACAACGAACACAAGCAGCTAATGCGTCACCTGTTTTGGGCAGATGCCTTTGCGGAGTATGCAGAAGTGTTTGCAGACGACAGAGATGCCGATGGCGATTTCTATCGTGAAGTAGGCCGCAAGGTGTGGCGTTTGGCGATGGACATCTGTGAGCGTGAAGGCTACCCAACAAACTTTCTAACCCCTGACTTGGAGAATGACGATGACTAAAGGCTGGAAGCGGTTT